GCTCGTACAGACGCTGAAGAAGAAGGCTACAAGGACGGTATGAAGGACGAAAAAGAGGACTTGAAAGAGGACGAACGTACGGATGCTGAAGAAGAAGGCTACTTAGACGGAGAAAAAGACGAGAAAGAGGACGAAGAAGACAAAGACGAAGATGAAGAAATTGATCTTGAAGATATGTCAGAAGACGACCTTAAAGGATTTATCGAAGACGTTATTAAAGACATGGTCGCAGGTGGAGAAATTGAGCCAGGCGATGAATTTGCAGAAGATGAAGTTGATGTTGAAGTTGAAGACGTTGAAAACGTTGAAGATGTAGATGTTGATATTGAACTAGACGAAGGCTACAGTAACAAAGACGGAGATAAAGATGATTCCCCAACTGAGAAAAAATCTCAGAAAGGAAGATTTGCTAAAAACGGAGATGTTTCTGAAAACTTAGACGAAATGGGTGATGCTACAGTAGCAGCAGCCGCTAGTGGTCTAGATAACATTATTGATAATTTACGAAAATTATCTAAAGCTTCAGGACCAGCTGCTAAGAAAGCCTATGCCGCTTTACAGGCATTAGGTGCAGGAGCAGGAGCAGCAATGCGTAACGAAGAAGAAGAATTAGATGAAATTGATGCCCTTAAAGCTGAATTACAAGAAGTTAATCTTTTAAACGCTAAACTACTTTACACTAACAAAATTTTCAAAGCAAAAAACTTAACTGAAAGTAAAAAAGTTAAGGTATTAAAAGCATTTGACAAAGCAGAGGATGTAAGACAAGCAAAAACTATTTATGATACACTAGCAGAAGGATTAGTTAATAAACCAAACAACACTGTAGTAAGTGAATCAGTAAAAAGAGGTTTTTCTTCGAAAGCTACAGGTTTATCACCTAAAGCAACAAAACAACCTATTATTGAATCAAATGAGGTTTTTGACCGTATGCGTAAGCTAGCGGGATTAATCTAAAAACAATTATTAAAATTTAAAATTAAAAAATATGAGCTTAAATTCATTATTAGAAAGCGCAAACCCATACCAGTCTTTACAGTCTGATGCGGCTAGATTATCTAGCAAATGGGAAAAAACAGGTCTTTTAGAAGGTCTAGGTGGTACCCACAAAAACAACATGGGTATGATCCTTGAAAATCAAGCAAAACAACTTGTAGTTGAAAACTCTAGCACCGGTGGTGGTGGAGGTACATTTGCTTCACAAACTGGAGTTAACAACGGTTCTCAATGGGCTGGAGTTGCTTTACCATTGGTAAGAAAAGTATTTGGTCAGATTGCAGCGAAAGAATTCGTTAGTGTTCAACCAATGAACTTACCTTCAGGTCTAGTATTTTTCCTAGATTTCCAATACGGAAGTGATAAAACACCTTTCGAAGCAGGAAAATCTTTATACGGAGAGACGTCAGCAAAAAATAAACCTTTTGGAAATGATACTGAAGGTGGATTATACGGAGCAGGTCGTTTCGGATACTCTATTAACAACACTTCTTCTATTGTATTAGAATCAGCATACACAGCATTTGATACAGCAACTTGGTCAGATATGGATTTCGATTCTACTTACGAAGTAGCTGCTAAAGCTGATGAGTTTTATGCAATTGCAATTCCTACAGCATCTTTAGAATACATAGACAAAGAAGGTGTAGCTGCATTCCAACTATTTTCAGGATCTTTTACATATGCAGAAAAATCAGGTTCAGGAGCTGGAGATCAATTATCAGCATTTACTAAGTATGAAGGTGGTGCAAATGTTACTTTTGTAGTAACTAAATCAGCATTCGCAGATAACCCAGCACAAACAGGATCAGTTACTGTAGTTTACCAACTACAACCACAAGATAATGCAAGAGGTGATTTTGAAGACGGAAATTCAATTCCTAATTCTTTAAACAGCCCAGCTATTAATATTCCAGAAATCAATGTACAGATGAAATCATCTGCGATCATTGCTAAAACTAGAAAATTGAAAGCAGTATGGACACCAGAATTTGCACAAGATTTAAATGCATACCACGCATTGGATGCAGAAGCTGAATTAACTTCTATCTTAAGTGAGTATATTTCATTAGAAATTGACTTAGAGATCTTAGGAATGTTGTTAGAAAACGCAGCAGCTGGAAACGAAGTATGGTCTGCAGTTAACAACAGATCTATTGTAGATAATGGTGCTGACGGTACTGTTACAGACTTAGCATTTTACAATTCTCAAGGACAATGGTTCCAAACATTAGGAACTAAAATCCAAAAGTTAAGTAACATTATTCACCAGAAAACATTAAGAGGTGGTGCAAACTTCCTAGTATGTTCTCCATCAGTAGGAACTATCCTAGAATCAATTCCAGGATTTGCAGCTGATACAGATGGTGATGCTTCTAAAGCATCTTACGCATTTGGTGTACAGAAAGTAGGTCAATTAAACGGACGTTACAAAGTTTATAAGAACCCATATATGACAACTAACAAAGTCCTTTTAGGATTTAGAGGTTCTCAGTTCTTAGAAACTGGTGCAGTATTTGCTCCATACATTCCATTAATTATGACTCCATTAGTATACGATCCAAATACCTTCACACCACGTAAAGGTCTATTGACTCGTTATGCTAAGAAAATGGTACGTCCAGAATTTTATGGTACTATCGATATCAATGGTTTAAACACTCTATAATTAGAAGTTTAAATTAGATTTCAATAAATTAACCCGGCTTAGGCCGGGTTTTTTTATGTTTTTTAACGTGTATACTGTATACACAATAGCCCTAGGTATAACCCCAAACTTTTAAAATTTATAGTAAGTATATAACGACTAATTTCAAAGTAAAACTAATTAAAAAAATACATAAATCTATTAGGAATACTCAATAAGTTTTACTATATTTATATTTATATGGGTATGCTTAATATTTATAACTAGTATTACCTTTTACTAAAATAAATTTATAATAAAAAATAATAAACAAACATGCCTAACTGGAAAAAAATTATAGTATCGGGTAGTAATGCTGAATTAAATATAGTACAAGCCAATGAATTCTCAGGTTCATTTTCAGGTTCCTTTCAAGGGGATGGCTCACAACTTACAGGTGTAAGTGGTGGTAGCGGTGTTTCAAACGAATTAGCAATAGCATACGCAATAGCATTAGGGTAATAAAAATTTTAAAAAAAATTATATGTCAAAAAGATTAATTAAATCCTTCATATTTGATGCGGCAGCTGGAACTGTTTCATTTAGAGGTAAATTTCAATTAAAATCAGTTCTTTTAATTACAAACGTTACAAGCAATGTAATTATATATAACTTCTCAGATCCTACTAAGGGGGGTACTACATCATTTACCTCTCCTAGAACTACAATCACATTAGACTACGACACATCAGCTATGTCGGATAGTGATGATCTTCAAATCTTCTTAGATATTGAAGACACTACTATCACACCTGTTCAACCTATGCAAGATGCAGTTGAGAGAATGAGAGTTTCAAATCCCCAAGCACTAATTGATACGGATTTCGAATATTCTCTACAACCAACAAAATGGGAAACTTTACAAACACAAAATAATATACCTAGTGTATACCAAAAATCAAATGAACCTGCATTTACAGCCGATCAAATTGTTTCTATAACAACAGCTTCATTAGAAAGTACACCTACAGTAGGAGGAATCACATACGATACTAGTTTTGAAAGTTTATTTTTTAACACTGGAGATGTTGCTACAGGACGAGGTAATGATGGTGTAAGTACTGTTACTTTAGGAGTAAATAGAGGACAAAGCGAAATTACCGTTGTAGGATCAGGTTCAGCAGGTACCGGAACAACTGCACTTGTTCTACCTAGTGGATTAGCACAAAACGATGTTATATTCTACTATGGTGCTGCCGATGGTGGTGTACCTAATATCCCAACAGGTTTTACAGACATAACATCCATAAACAACCAAGTTGATACTCGTCTAGCCTATTTAGTAATACCAGCAACTATCCCAACTCAAATTACAGGACTTAGTAACAGTGGTGATGAAGTTCACGGTTGTGTTATTTTAAGAAATGTAGATACAGCTGATGTAGTAAATATATTTGCAGTACAATCAGGAAATAACCAATACGCAAACCCACCAGCAATTACTACAGACGAAGCAGGGTGTGCTATTTTAACTTTCGTTGGTATTGATGATGATGAATTTGCTGACGAAATGGTAGCATCAGTTAACTTCGATTTATTGATGAGCGCTAACTCAGGAGCAGGAAATCGCTCATCCATGAATATTGCAATGTATCAACAACCTACAGCAGGGACAATAAATCCAGGTGTGCAGGGGTACCTTGATCCTACCTATGTTTCATCAAACATTACAATACCATTTAGTGTTACAGTATTAGGTACAACCTTTACTAATGTAAACTTTAACCAAGCAGGGGTAATGTTCTTTAACACAGCTGCAGGTACTAATAGTACTGTAAACTTAACTCAACCTAATTATGTTAATTCCCCTCACTTAAAGATTTTTGCCCAAGCTGCTAACGCTACTAAAATTGGGGTTATAACAACAGGAACATCTCCAAGTAGAAAACGTATTATAAAGTATGAAATCACAACAGATACAGCAGGCGCTTTTGATTACTCTAATGTAGTTTACATAGTATTTACAGAAGGTTCAAATGATATTGAGCTACACTATTACAAGAATGCTAATACCGGGACAGCTCAACTAAGTGACGGAACCGACCAAATAAACACCTGGGTACCTACTGCTAACTCAACACCAGGTACATTTAATACTGGGTATATTACTAGAGATGCTTTTTCATTTAATCTTGAAACCGCTGTAAGACAGCTTATTAGGGTAGAGGTAGATGTAGCACCTATAATACCATTTGCAGTAGGGGATCCTATTACAATAAAAGAAACTTTAGATCCTATCTATCTTGATACTTCAAGTATTATAGTTCAAGTAGGAGGTGGAGGTACTATATTTTATATACCTAACATCTCCCCAGTTAATTATGTAGGGGATCAATCAACAGATTTTACAATTATATACACCGGAGGTTTTTACTACACAGCAGAAATCCCTTATACTAGAGTACAGTCTATCACAGGTACAAGACAAATTAGAATAACCTTTAGTACCCCTCCATCCTTATTTATAGGATCTACTATATTTGTTGTAGATTCATTATCAAGTGATGTCGATTGGATTGGTGCTTTTGTTATTAATAAAGTGTTAAGTTCAACAGAATATGAATACCTCGCACTAAGGGATACTAATTACACTTCAACCACAACCCTTTCAGGAGATGCAACTAAAATTTACACAAGTAACCAAGGTGCTGCCCAACATAGATATTTTGACGGGGGTGTGCAGATTTCACCTGAAACTACAGCTCCTAATGCTAATATAATTCGTCAAACTAGATCATACTTTAGATACCAATCAGGTAAAAGTATCCAATTTAGTACTGGTGTGTTATTTAAACCTACATATGATATTGCTACTGTAAGTGTTAATACTAACGGGTATGACCCAACAGCTTTAGAACTTGCAGATACAGGTTCATATACTTTAACAATTGAAACCGAACAAGTAAATGGTTTTGGATTACCTGGAGATTATCGTGAAGGAGCTCAAATTGAATTAACTGGTTTTGAGGTAACTACAGGTGCTAATTACAACACTACTGCCTCTGTTATACAAGTAAATTCTCCTAAAACTTTCCAAATAGAAATACCAGTAACTGGATCTGCCCCTATTATAGACTTAACTCCCGGAGGGATTAAGCAGGTAGTAGTAAAAAAGTGGAATGATGCTACTGTTAGAACAGGAATGTTTGATGATCAAAATGGACTATTCTTAGAACATGATGGTCAAGATTTATATGCTGTAAGGAGAAACTCAACTCAACAACTACAAGGTCTTAATTCTATAGCAGATAATTCTACTACTCTAACTGGAACTAACACTAACTTTAAATCACAACTTTCAGCTGGTGATTATATTGTAATTAAAGGAACTACATATTTAGTAACAGATATTGCAAGTGACACTTCCTTAACCATAGCACCTGATTATAAAGGTCCTGCTGTTACTAACACAAAAATTGTTAGAGTAACAGATCTTAGTACAGCAAGTCAAGATTTTAGTATTGACCCTTTAGATGGTACTGGTCCTAGTGGTTATGTGTTTGACCCTAACAAAATGCAGATGGTATTTATCGATTACTCTTGGTACGGTGCCGGTAAGATTCGTTATGGTATGAGAGGGTTAGATGGTGAAATTTTCTACTTCCATGACTATGTAAATAATAACAATAATACGGAAGCTTATATGAGATCAGGTAACTTACCAGGTCGATTTGAAATTTCAACTAAAGGTATAAACGGAAAAATTCAAGATGTTTTAACTTCTAGTGACCCTAAAGTATTAATACCAACTTTTAATGCAGATATGATGCCAACTTCAGGTTCAATTGTAATTAAAGATGAATATATAGAATATTCAAAAGGTACAATAACAGGATCTAATACTTTTTTAAATTTAGATAATAGAAATGTTGGATTTTTAACAACAATCCCAGCATCATCTCCAGCATTAACATCTTTCCAGACTGTTAATCAAAACTTAGCACCTGTATTAAGTCATTGGGGTGTATCTGTTATAATGGATGGTAATTTTAATGAAGATAAATCATACCTTTTTGCTGCCCAAAATAACACAACAAAATCTATACCAGCAGGAGAAATACTTCCCCTACTTACTATTAGATTAGCACCAAGTGTTGATTATGGTATTCCATCTTTCTTTGGAGTAAGGAATTTAATTAACCGTTCTTCTATTATTTTAAGAGAATTACAAATTGTAACCGATGGATATGTTACTTTAGAATGTAGAATCAATGGTAATAATGTAATTTACAATGTTGATGCTAATTGGTTAGAAGTAGGTAATGGTAGTATTTCCCAATATGTTGATCATGAACTTGATACTGGGAATAACCCAACAAATGATGGTGATTTAGTCGCTTCTTTCTTAACAGATGAAGGTATTAACAGATTATCAGCAACTGCCTTTGATATTTCTGAAGTAAGAAACTTAGGTAATAGTGTATTAGGAGGACCAAATACCTTCCCTGACGGACCAGATGTACTTGTCGTTTCAGTAAAAAACTTAGGAGTTACACCATGTAACGCAGCTTGTTCTATATCATGGATTGAATCTCAAGGTTAAGATATAAATTTACTAATCCCTTATTTATAATAATAAGGGATAGTTCAATATTTATAATTAAAATATAAAATATATGAACATTCCAATATATGATGGTTGTCCTATATGGAACCCAGATGCAGTTCCTTTTGGGTTTTATAACAATCAGGAAGACTTTAAAGCCGACTCAGTTAAAGTAGCAAAATTTGTTGCTTCAAGGTTAGGTTATCCTATAGTGGATGTTGAACTCCAATCAGGGTCAATATTTACTGCTTTTGAAGAGGCCGTTACCACATATGGTAATGAATTATATGCATATAAAATAAGAGATAACCAATTATCTTTAGAAGGTTTACCAACAGGGTCTTCATTAAACCAAGCTTTATTATCACCTACATTTGAACCTATAGTTAGGTTAACAGAAATGTATGGATCAGAAGCAGGTTCGGGAGGTAATGTTCCTTATTATTCTGGTTCATTTGATTTAACATCAAGTATTCAAGATTATTCTTTTTCTACATTTATGACAGCTAGTGGATTTACTGGTTCTGAATATCAAAATGGTTTAGAAATAAAAAGAGTATTTTATGAACAAAGAGTACCTGCATCCGCTCAATATCTTGACCCTTATTCAGGGTGGGGTTTTGGAGGTTCACCTGCAGCCGGTATAGCTGGTTTAGGAGGATTTGGTGGTGGTACTGGGTATTTAACTATGCCCTTAAGTTATGATATGCAGGTAATTCAAGCTATAGAAATGAACCAACAGGTTAGATGGAATCAATATAGTTTTGAAATTAGGAATGATAAATTAAGATTATTCCCTATCCCTAACTTTAGTAATTATTCCCTTGAAACAACTAACAAAGTATGGTTTGAATATATTTTAAGAGATGAAAGAATAGCCACTTCAGTACAACAAATGCCTGGTAATGTATCAAATGTTTCAAATGCCCCATTTGATAACCCTAATTATGATTTTATAAATTCAGTTGGTAGACAATGGATATTTGAATATACATTAGCCTTATCTAAAGAAATGTTAGGATATGTAAGAGGTAAATACGGAACAATTCCAATTCCTAATGCAGACGTTACATTAAACCAATCAGATTTAATTGCAGCAGCAACATCAGAAAAAACAGCATTAATAGAAAGATTAAGAGCATACTTTGATGAAACTTCAAGAATGGCTTCATTAGAAAGAAGAGCAAAAGAAGGAGATTCTAAAATGTTGGAACTACAGAAAGTTCCATACACAATTTATATAGCATAATATGGCAATGTATACAACAGCACGCGATGTTTCTTTATTAAGACACCTTAATAGAGAATTAATGGGTAATATTATTACCCAACAATGTGCTATATACCAATTTAAATTAGAAGAAACTAAAGTAAACTTATATGGTGAGGCGGCTGAAGAAAAATATTATGATGGTCCCTTCCTATTTAATGTTTTAATAAATAGAACAGACCAGAACTTCCCAGGTGGTAATTTTGAACTTATTACCCAAGAACAAACTATAGATTTTTTCTTCCTAAGGGATGATTTAATTAAAGCTAATATTGTACCTGAGGTTGGTGACATAATTTTATATCAAGAAAGTTATTTTGGAGTCCAAGGCACAATTGCTAATCAATATTGGGGAGGTAAAAATCCTGCTTATCCTAATAACGACTATGATGGTACTCCAAACCCACTAAACCCAGGATTAGATAAATTTGGGGAAAGTGTTTCAATATTAGCCTCTACATATTATATCCCAGCAGATAAAGTTAATATTTCACCTTATAAAGAAAGATTTTAATGGCTGCACCTAGAAAACCACAACCAAAGTCTCAATTGACTTTAAGTAACCAAAAAATAACCCCATTCCCTGGTATTGAGAATAGAGGAGGTCAGGACAATCCTAATAAGGTTGATGAGTTACGTAATACCCATTCAAATTATCAAGAAACCGGAATCCCTTTTAACCGATCTACTAAGATGAGTTTTAAGGAGGATAATACTAAACAGTATTCTATTGGAATTAAAGATTTAGATGAATCTGTATTTTATTATTTTAAAAATGTTATAAAACCTTTTGTATATCAAAATGCTACTAGAAGGGATGTGCCAGTATTATATGGTGCTTCTGAAAGGTGGAACCAATATCAAAAAGACGGGTCATATAGAGATAAAAGTGGCGCTATAATGTTACCTATTATTGTAATTAAAAGAAATAGTATTTCAAAGGATAGGACAGTTGCTAATAAATTAGATGCTAATCAACCCAACTTATATGGTACGTGGTCTAAACAATTTAGCAAAAAGAATTTTTATAGTAACTTTTCCACTTTAAATAATAGAAAACCAGTAGAAAAATTTCATGTAGTAGCCCAACCAGATTATGTAACAATAGAATATAGTTGCCTAATTCAAACATATTATATGGAACAATTAAATAAAATAATTGAAGCCTGTGAATATGCATCTGATGCTTATTGGGGTAATCCTGAAAGATTTCAATTTAGAGCATTTATAGACCAATTTACAACTGCTACTGAGTTAAACCAAGGGCAAGACAGATTAGTAAAAGGTGAATTTAACTTAAGATTACGAGGATACATAATTCCAGATACAATTCAAAAAGAATTAAACTCAACTAAAGTATATAACTCAAAAGCTAAAGTAACAATTACAACTGAAGCTGTTAGTAATTTAGAGGATACTACTACCCCAATTCAAAACCCTACTACAGATGGTCGCAGTAGAGTGTAATTTTAACACCCCTATTATATATTTATCATAAATTAAAACATCCAAAATGGAAAGCAAACAGTTATCAGACAAAGAGTTACAACTTTTAAAAGATTATCAAGAAAAAATTAATGTAATAATAGTAAGTTTAGGTAAAATAGATTTACAAATAGATGCTTACAAAAGAAGTAAAGAAAAATTATTAAAAGAGTACCAAGAATTAGAAGTAAATCAACTAAAAACAGCCCAAGAATTACAAGATAAATATGGGGAAGGTAATATTGATTTAACAGATGGAAAATTTACACCAATAAGTTAATTTCTTGAAGAAATTTTTAATATTTATAACAAAACAATCAATAACAAAACATAACAATGGCAGAAACATTATCATCTCCAGGTGTATTAGCAAGAGAAAATGACTCATCCTTTATTGGTGCGCGTCCTTTAACTTTTGGTGCCGCTATCATAGGCCCAGCTGTAAAAGGTCCCGTTGGAATACCAACAGCTGTTGGATCATTTTCCCAATATGAAGCTATTTTCGGAGGGTCCGTAGAAAGTGGATCTCAGTATTACACATATTTAAACTCAATAGCAGCAAGAAATTACTTTTCCCAAGGAGGTCAATCTCTTTTAGTTACTAGAGTAGTAACAGGATCATTTACATCAGCAGTTACTTCAGGAAGTACAGCAGGTGCTAATAATTCAGGAATTGTTACTTTAGGGTTTGCGGATGCTAATGATGCTGGTTACCATGTATCAGCATTCCAATTATCAACTATTTCTGAAGGAACTATAATGAATAACTGGTCAGAAACAGATGCTGCTGGTGGTACTTTAAATGGTGGTACAGCTGATAACCTTAGATGGGAAATCGGATCTGTTAACACATCATCAGGTCAATTTTCATTATTTATTAGACGAGGTAATGATACATCAAATCAAAGAGCTATATTAGAATCTTATAATAATTTATCAATGGATCCTACTGCTCCTAATTATGTAGCAAAGGCCATAGGTAATACTTTTCAAACAATAGAGCAAGATGGGACTGATTACTATGTTAAAACCAATGGTGATTATGTTAATAGAAGTGCTTACGTTTATGTAAGTGCCGTAAATACTCCAACCCCACAATATTTTGATAATAACGGAACTGTTAAACCAAACTTTACAGGTAGTATGCCTGCAGTAGGTTCAGGTTCATTTGCATCAGCCACTGGAAATAATTTTGAAAATGGTGATGCTTTATTTAATCAAAACATAACAGCTACAAATATACAAGGTATTAGCCCAGATGATTATACATCATCAATTCAATTACTAAGTAATACTGATGATTACCAATTTAATGTAATCTCAGCTCCTGGATTAATAGGAACTTTACATACACAAACAGCACAATTAGTTTCCTTAGCACAAGGTAGAACAGATTGTATTTCAGTAATTGATTTAGTGCCATACAATAGTACTATCGGAACAGTAACAAATGAGGCAGCAGGATATGATACGTCATATTCAGCTACATACTGGCCGTGGTTACAAACAATCGACACAGCCACTGGACAAACCGTTTGGGCACCAGCTTCAACGTATATTCCAGCAGTATATGCATTTACTGATGCATCTTCAGACCCATGGTTCGCACCAGCAGGTTTAATTAGAGGAGCTTTAGGAAGTGTAATTAGAGCAGAAAGAAAATTAACAGCAGGTAATAGAGATACTTTATACGAAGCAAATGTTAACCCAATTGCAACATTCCCAGGAAGTGGAGTTGTAGTATTTGGACAGAAAACATTACAGAAAAGAGCAAGTGCTTTAGATCGTGTAAATGTACGTAGATTGCTAATTGCTCTTAAAGGATACATTACTCAAGTATCGGATAACTTAGTATTTGAACAAAATACAATTGCTACAAGAAACAATTTCTTAGCACAAGTTAACCCATACTTAGAATCAGTACAACAAAGACAAGGTTTGTATGCTTTCCAAGTAGTAATGGATGAGACAAACAACACACCAGATGTTATTGATAGAAATGAGCTAGTAGGACAAATTTACCTACAACCAACTAAAACAGCAGAATTCGTAATTTTAGATTTCAATGTTTTACCAACTGGAGCAACATTTCCTGAATAAAAACAAAATATATCAATATTTATAATAAAATAAAACAATAAAATGGCAGTATTAGACCCAAACGAAATATTTTATACAGCATTTGAGCCAAAACAGGCAAATAGATTTATCATGTATGTTGATGGAATCCCTTCATATCAAATTAAAGCTATGGGAGCTGTTTCATTATCCCAAGGATCAGTACCTTTAAACCATATAAACGTACAACGTTTTGTTAAAGGTAAAACAACTTGGAATACAATTCAAATGACGTTATTTGATCCAATTACTCCAAGTGGTGCACAAGCAGTAATGGAGTGGGTTAGACTACACCATGAATCAGTAACAGGTAGAGACGGGTATAGTGATTTCTATAAAAAAGATTTAACTATGAACGTATTAGGACCTGTAGGTGATATCGTATCTGAATGGATTATCAAAGGAGCACTTATCACAGAAGCTACCTTTGGAGATTACAATTGGGATACAGAAAGTACTGCAGTTGAATTACAAATCACAGTTCAACCAGATTACTGTATATTGAACTTTTAAAAATAATTTTTTTACCCTTCCTTTTGAAAATTGCTTGGCTTTGGCCAAGCTTTTTTTTATATTACATAACAGTATTAAAAGGAATAGTTCTTTAAACATTTAAAAAGAACAAAATATGGAAAATTTAGAATTTATGTTAGGTGTCCTATCCACAGTAGGTGTATTCTTAGTAGGGTATGCTTCGATAGGGGTATTTAAGGTGAAAGCCAAAGTAAAAGATATTAACCAATCTGTAGATAAAGCTTATTTAGCTATGGATGAAATAAGCAAAGATCATTATAATAATGTGAATGACTTGCGATTAGATTGCCAAAATCAAATTGATGAACTATATAGACATATAGATTCAAGATTTGATAAGTTTGAAAATAGAATAAATAAATAATAATAACCGTTTTAAGAACTTTCCTTTTTAATACTTATTAATGACAATAAAGTTATAACTAAATAAAATTTATATGAGTGAATTTAAATTCCCAACCGAAGAGGTTGAATTGCCTTCTAAAGGCCTAATCTATCCAAAAGACCACCCTTTATCTAGTGGTAAAGTAGAAATTAAATATATGACAGCAAAGGAAGAAGATATCCTTTCTAATCAATCATTTATCCAAAAAGGTAATGTATTGGAAAAATTACTTAGATCAGTTATAATAAATAAAGATATTAATGTAGATGATTTAATAGTTGGTGATAAAAATGCATTATTAATTGCTACTCGTATTTTAGGATATGGTAAAGAATATGATATAGTAGTAAAGGGTCAAAATTATACTTTAGATATGTCATCTTTAGAAAATAAAGAATTTGATGAGTCTAAATTTGAAGCAGGTAAAAATGAATTTAATTTTACAACCCCTTCTACTGGAACTGTTTTAACATACCAACTAGCTACAGGTAAATTAGAAAAACAAATAGACCGAGAGTTAGCAGGTCTTAAAAAAATTAATAAAGAAAATTCTACAGAGCTTACTACAAGACTAAAATATCTAATAACATCCGTGGATGGTAGTGAAGAAAAAAAAGATATTAGAGACTTTGTAGATAATATGTTTCTAGCACGGGATTCAAGAGCATTTAGAGACCACGTTGCAGCAACCCAACCAGATGTAAATTTATCATACATTTTGGATAATGGAGAGGAGGTGACCATTCCAATTGGTCTAAACTTTTTTTGGCCTGACTACAACTAATGCCCCTGAGGTACGTTTAAATCTTTTTAGAATAATCCACCAATTAGTCTTCCATGGTAAAGGTGGATATGACTTTAATACCATATATAATATGCCTATATGGTTAAGGAAATTTACTTATTCTGAAATAAAAGATTTTAACAACGAGGAAAAGAAAGCCTATGAAAACAACTCCCCAGGGGGTAAAAATCAAAAAAATATGATTAATTCTGATGGTAAAATTAACACACCTGATTTTGCTTCAGCATCTAAACCCTATAAGGGTAAAACAAGTTATAATTAGTAATATTTATAATAAAATACCTACATGGCTGGCGAACAACAAGCAAGAAATGCACTTTCATTTAAAGAATTATTAGAGGAACAAAACCGTCTATTAAAAGAACAGGTACGGATAGAAAACGATCGCCTGAAAATTCAGAAAGATGAACTGGGCATCCAAAATGACATTAGTAATGTTATTAAGGATCAAGCAAAAATACTTACTTTTCAAAAAGCTGAAAGATCTGCTATTTTAAGGTCTACTAATTCTATATCTAAATTACAAGAATCACTTTCGGTAATGGATCGAAAGGAATTAGGTACTAAAAAAGCACTTAATAAACTAAAAGGTGACCAGTTAAAAGTTGAAAAAAATATAAGGTTACTCCAATTAACAAGGTCTGGGATTTTAAAAGACCAAACAGGCTTAACTAAAAAGCAAATTGAAGCTAACACAATTTTAGTAGGATCTATTGATGATCAAATTGAAGGTGCTTTAAAACTTAACCTAGCATTACAAGAAACACAAAATTTATCACAAGTATTATCTAATAATTTTGGTGTTAAAGCCTTTAGCAATTTATCTGAAGCTGTAAAATCAATACCGGGATTAACAGCATTCTCAGCACCCTTTGAGGCTGCCTCTGAAGCATCCTTAAAAACTTCTCAAGATATAGAAAATTCCCTAAAAACTGGGAAAGGTTTAACCAAAGATATGGTTAAAAGATTAGGCCTAGAAGATAAATTAAAATCTAAAAGTGGGGAAACATTATCGGGAACATCAGCTGCTGTTAAGTACAAGAAATTAGGAGCCCCTGATGGTAAGAAATTATTGGGTGTTATTGATAGAAAAGGGTTCATGTCAGCTATGTCTGGTATTAAATCACTAGGTAAATCCTTAACAACCGCCTTAGCCCCTGCAGCATTGCTTGCAGGCCTACTTAATGCCTTAATAGCATCGGATAAAGCAGCGGGGGATATGGCTAAGAGTATGAATATGACATACAAAGAAGCTCTTGGCACTCGAGATGAACTCCAACAAATGGCTAACTCTTCATTGGATAATTTTGTTACTTTAAAGGGGATGGATGAAACCTACCAATCAATAAATAAAGCATTAGGTACTGGAGTAGATGTTAGTGAGGAAATGTTAACTCAATTTACCCAATTGAGGGAAAGAGCAGGGCTTACTAATGAAGAATTACAAGGCATTGCAGCAATTTCATTAACTACCGGTAAATCCGTGAAAGATATTACAGGTGAATTTATGGCCCAGGCTAAATTATCTGCAATGCAAAATGGTGTTTTATTAAATGAAAAAGATTTAGTAAAAGATATAGGCAAAGTATCTGCAGCAACAACATTATCATTTGGGAAAAACCCAGTATTAATAGCTGAGGCTGTTGCAACAGCTAAGTCCTTGGGTATGGAATTATCTAAAGTAGACGCTATTGCAAGTAGTTTACTGGATTTTGAATCTTCTATTTCAAACGAATTAGAAGCAGAACTTTTACTAAATAAAGATTTAAATTTAGAAAAAGCAAGACAAGCAGCTTTAAACAATGATTTAGCTACAGTAGCCAAAGAAATTTCAGAACAAGCTGGATCTTCTGCTGAATTTGGTGAAATGAATAGAATACAACAGGAAGCATTAGCTAAATCTGTTGGGATGTCTAGGGAAGATTTAGCACAAACTTTATATGTACAAGAACAATTATTAGGGCTTACAGGGGAACAAGCAAAAGCAGAAGAAGCTGCAATAAATAAAAGAATAGCAGCGGTTGGTCTAGAACAAACACAAAAAGAATTAGCTGAAGGTAGTGTTCAAGATTTAATGGATCAGAATAGTCAAGCCGACAAACTAGCTGCTACTTTATCAAAATTAAACGAATTATTTGTAATGATAGCTTCACCTATTTTAGCAATAACCGAACATCTTATGCCTATACTAAAAGGTGTTGCGTGGTTAATAGGGGGTATAGGAAAGGTTGGCGATGGTTTTAAGAGAGCGGGTGAATGGGTAACAGAAATGACAAGTGGTTTAGGATTTTTAGGTAGTATATTACGTGGTATAGCTTACTTAGCAGTATTAATATCATCTTACTTTGCATTCCAGGCATTGGCTTGGATACCAGTTGTAGGTCCTCTTTTAGGGGCGGCAGCAGCCGCAACTATTGTTACTGCAGGTTTTAGTGCTATTAATTCTTCTCCTAAAAAAGTAGGGGATGTGGATTCACCCGCAGATGGTAAAACCATAGTATCAACAAAAGAAGGAGGTATATTTGAAGCTTCCCCTAACGACGATTTAGTATTAGCCCCAGGAGCCTCTAAAAGGATGCAAAATGGTCAAACAACTCAAATAACCCAAACCGCAGTAGTTGCTGATAATAGCAAGATAGAAAAATTATTAAGCGAAATGTTAACGGGTCAAACACAACTAATTAAGAAAACACCAGAAATGGCTCCTTTAGCTATGTACGAAGTACAATAGTTCAATATTTATAATAAAACAATACAATTATGAGTTTATTAAACAGATTAACATTAGCGGGTTCAGAATTAAGTGGGTTAAATGGTGCAACACCTTCTATACCAAACTTTCAACAATCAACCTTACACAAAGACTATTCAACTAACGGTATTCCAGATGCTGCAAATGTAGCACCAGAAAATGGCGTTTTACCTTCTCCTTCTTTACTTGACCGTGGAAGTGCTTTAACAACTAAACAAAATTATTTACAACGTTTACCTCAATAGATAGATGGGCTTAGTTGATTTAACAACCAACCTAAGATCTCTTAGATATGGTAAGGACACAGTTGGTGGTGGAAACAGTAACCAACCCTATGTAAAAACAAAAATCCCTGAAAGTTTTTCCAAAGTAGGAAAAACAGGAGGACCAGATTTTTTATTACGTGGTGGGACATTACTACCTAAAATAGTAGTAAATGATGTTTCTAGACTAGCACAGATGTTTTTCGATTTTAAATCACCAAACGGGCCCTTATTTATAGCAAAACAAAATGTCTTATCCTTAACAAATGTTAATTCAAGTAAAGGGTATGTACCTTATAAACAAGAAGAATCTACATCAAGCGTTTTAAGTACTATAGGGGGTTTTATTAAGGATAACTTAGCTATGAACCAGGGTATTTATACACCTTTAGGTACTTTAGCTCAAGCTGCAGGAAATGGGATTGGTTTACATACAAATAAACAAGGATTAAACCCTTTTAAATTTAAAACCACACAGGGGAGCAAAGATGGTAATAGCCCTTTAGGTTTACCCACTTATTTAAATACGATATACACAAATTCTACAGATGGAAACAAAAGTAGATTATTTGGTTTACTTGATAAGATTGATAAAAATACTCAGGGAATTAATAATTTATATTCTTATTCTGGGGGACCAGGTGCTACTTTAGGTGTTGGTAAAACCAACATTGTAATGGTAGGTGACCAAAGAACTGGTATTAATAATGCTTTCAATTCTCAATTACAATTTAATAGTAGATTTAACTTAGGAAATTTTTCTTCATTTACACAACAAGTATCAACACCCTTACCACCACTATTCCAAAATCCCAATAAACCTGAAGTAGAATTATTTTCAAACCGTACTGTAAATTCTAAAACTATAAATTACATTCCAAGTATTTACAACCCAGGTTTAGAGAAAAATAAGAATATAACTAATAAAGCAGGTGTATCCGATATAAAATTTGGTTATGGTGCTACTATTAAATACGTATCACTTTTAGACCCAGAAAGACAATCTACATATTTGGGGATGGATACACTATTTAATAATGGTGATGTTATAAGCCCTATATCATTTACTAGAAATGTATACAATCCAGGCACACTAACAACAAATGAGAATAAACTAAGAAGTGGTACCGGTGATGGGATATCTAGACAAGTTTGGACACAAGAGGAAATAGAAACGGCAAAACCAACTAGTCAAGATTCATTATTTAATAAACCTTCTTTTACTAGGATTATCACAGGCCCTTCAGGAAGCCCCGCAATACCAGCAACTTTAGATTATACTACAAAAAACATTGAAAGTAGAGTTAATTTAGGGGACCCAGGTAAAAAAGGAAATAGAAGTAGTTACACAATTGGTTTCCAAAACCCAGAAGTTGCAGGTTCAGCTCCAACAGTAAAAAGTAATTCATATTATGATAAGGCATTAGATAAAGTTAATGCTTTACCTATATACAAATCAAGTTCTGTTACAGGTAATGATGTTAAAAATGATTTAGTAAAATTTAGAATTGGGGTAATATCAAATGAAAACCCTGAAAATAAAACATATATCCATTTTAGAGCACATATCGATAGTATGAGCGATAATTTTACTGCAGACTGGGGTAGTCAAAAATATATGGGTAGAGGTGAAAAATTTTACAAATATCAAGGATTTGATAGAAACCTATCTTTATCTTGGACTGTAGCAGCCCAATCAAAACAGGAATTAATCCCTATGTATCAAAAGTTAAATTATTTAGCTTCTGTTACAGCACCTTCATATTCCGAAACAGGGTATATGGGTGGTAATTTAATATCATTAACAATTGGTGGTTATTTATATGAACAAGTAGGTATAATGACATCCCTAACTTTAGATGTCCCTACAGAATCCCCGTGGGAAATAGCCCTCCCAGATAGTTTAAACAACACAACATCAGATGATGCCTCAGAGGTATCTTCAGACCCATCTGTTAAAGAATTACCTATGATAATTAAGGTTACAGGATTTAACTTTATACCTATTCACGATTTTGTACCAAAGGTACAGAAAAATACATTTGATGGTGCTAAGTTAGAAAAGGGTGGAACATTCGTTGGAGAATACGGAAAGGAGCAGTATATTGCATTAGCAACACAAGGTGGTTTGAATAACTATAATGGGGGAGTAAGTGCAAAAGGAAATGAACATATTAACTACATTCCAAAATAATAAAATAAATGGGGAGATACACAAGAAATAGAGTATTATCAAAAGTCGACCCAAACGGGACTAGAGGCATAAGATATTACAGGGGTGTAAAATACCCTGAAATTGCTTTATCTCCTGATGACATATATGTTTATGCTGAAGAAGGGGATAGATTTGATATTTTAGCTAATGAGTATTACAGTGATTCTTCCTTATGGTGGATTATTTCAACAGCTAATCCTTCATTCCCACAAGATACATATTATTTACCATTAGGAATACAAATTAGAATACCAACTAACATTGGTGCCATACAAAGTAGTTATAACAAATTAAATAGGTTTTAAGAATGGGTATAATAGGAGAAAGCATTTCAGTTGATGTTAATGACCAAATCCAAATAAGACAAGACTTACAAGGAAAGCAAACTAGGACAAATACTGATATTAATTTACTAAACAATGCAAATGCTTGGTTAAAACTTGCTTCCTCAGTAAGAGTTATAGGCCCAACAGAAAAGGAAGCATTGGCAATAAAAATTAATAATACTTTTGCTGGGGGTAAATACTCACAATTTAAACAATCTGTTCCTACTTACAATCCTACTACAGGAAAATATGAAGAGGAAGAATCAAACATCAGCGCAGGGGAACAAAGATTAAGAGACTTAGGGTTAGATAACACAAGTGAATTTACCGGAAACCAACTAGCAAAAAAAGCTGTTCTATTTAACACCCTTTCAGAATTAGATTCATCTGGTAATTCTTATATTTCTAGGTCTGGAGTATCTTTATCTGGGAATTTATGGAATAATAGTAGTTACGGTTTAGGATCAACAGACTTTGGTATCGTACCTTCACCTGGACTTATTTCTGCTAAAATTAACTGTTTAAATAGGGGTTCAATCCGAGAAGCAACAGTAGAACTAAAAGCATATAACCTTTTTCAATTTGAATTAATAGAACTTTTATATTTAAGGCTAGGGTATACTATGCTATTAGAATGGGGGTGGGATAAGTTTTTAAATAATAAGGGCGTCTCACAATCTATGGGTAATACCTTAACTGAAGATTTATGGTTTCAAGATATACCTACAGATAGTTATAGGGACATTATTAAAAAAATTGCAGAAAAAAGAGTTACTTATTCTAATAATTATGATGGTTTTTTAGGAAAAGTAGTTAATTTTGATTGGAGTTTCCAACCCGATGGTACTTACAATATAACCCTAAAATTAATTACAATAGGGGATGTTATTGAATCTTTAAAAGTAAACTTACCCACTGAATTAACAGTAATATCAAATATAAAAAAGTCAACTAATACTTCTAACACCCTCCAATCAGAACTATCAAAACTTGATAGCCCTATAGTAACTAATGCTGGCTCTTCTACTTTATCACTTAATCTATACAAAGATATATCAGAAAGTACCGCTACTAAATGGACTGAAGACCAATCTAAATATTTTTCTTGGTTTTTAAATTTAGGGATTGATAAGGATTTTACATTACCTGAGAATAATGATGATATTGATGACAAACTCCAATATCCGCCTACTGGGGTTGATAGTAATAAATATACTTATTTTTTAACTTTTGAGGAATTATTAAATAAATTAAACGATTTATGTGTTCCTTCACTAAACCAAAAGAAAGTACTATTATTTGATACTGGTGAATCTAATATATGTTCTGTTTTTCCTAACCAAATTTCCTTTAACCCTAAAATATGTTTAGTAAAACCTACATTTACTACTAATATTAATATCTCCTCAATAGAAGAAGAAAAGACAATACAAAATGGAGTTAAAAATTATTATAATTCTTTTGCTAAACTAAAGAATTTTGTAATTAATGAAGAGGGTAATATATCATATGGTAAAATTATGAATATTTACTTAAACTATGATTTTATCTCTAATACCCTACAGAAAAACACTGGAAAGGATGGTGAAATAAGTATTTTTAAATTTTTAGAAGAGGTATGTAATAACATAAATTCTTCTTTAGGAGGCTTTAATAAACTTGAACCTATTTTAGTAGATGACAATATAATAAAAATCATAGACCAAAACCCAATTCCCGGAATAGAAAACTCTTCAGAATTTGGGTGCTTATTTAGTAAAACCAATACCCCTTTTGAAATATTTGGGTACAGTCCATCAGGATCTTTAACTTCTAATTTTGTAAGAGATTTTGGTTTTAAAACTAAAATAGGCCCCGAATTGGCTAGTATGATTACTATTGGTGCTACATCAGAAAATAAATCTACTAAAAATTACGATGGTACCGCTTTTTCTAAATGGAACGATGGGTTACAAGATTCATACGCCATTGTTTATAATGACCCTAAAAAAGAAATAATTAACCCTCCAAAATTTGATCCCTTTACTGTAGCCCAAAGGGATTTAATGTATGATAAATTTGTAAATTCCACAGATGATAACCATTATTGGTACGGTGGGTCAAGACCTTCTGTAACAACGGGGGGGCTTGGTTTAACCCAAGTTGAGGGCACTAAAGATGTTGATTGTCCTGTAACCTCACAGGAATATTCTGCTGTAACTTGGGAAGAATATACGATTGAAGCAGCAGAGGAGTATAGGAAACAAAATTTAGAAATTACAAGGGATAATCAAAAAGAAGAAAAACCTCAGGAACAAATTCAAAACTATTTAGGATGGTTATTGAAAGCCTTTGGGGGTAATATTGGTGGTGGTAAAAAAACTTCTGATTTATATTTTTATTTGAACGATAACTTTTATAAAATAGGAAAAGAGTTATTTAAAGGTTTTATTACAGGCCTTAATAATAACATATATAATATTGAAAAAAACCCTTCAAATACTATAGGTTTTATTCCAGCAGATTTAAGTTTAACAATTGATGGTTTAGCAGGGGTTAAAATATATAACGCTTTATCAATTAATCAAAGGTTTTTACCTAAACAATACCCAAAAGCACTAAAATTTCTAATTACAAAAGTAAATCATAACATATCTGACAACAATTGGGATACAGGGTTACATACAATATCTGTTCCTAATGTCATCCCCCCAAGCCCAGAATTTTTTACTACAGCATTAACTAATCTTTTAGAAGACCAAATATCAAAATTACAAATAAAACCATTTGAAGGCCCAACACCTAATGCTGATAGATTAAGAGATTGGCTAAATTTAGATAGTAATCCTAACTATTCAGAAAAAGGACAAGAAATATCAAATGGTGGAGATATATCCAATTCTATGAGTAATGTTGCTATAAGTATCTTTACTGAAATTAGATCAAAATATCCGAATTATACAATACAAGTAACAGGTGGTAATGATATCCACCATCAAGAAAAAGCTAAAAGTAGTACTCATACTAGGGGTGATGGTTTGGATTTTACAATATCCCCTGCTGGTAATCAAGAAATAGCAAATATAAGTGCATTACTTAAAGCAAAATTTTTCCTAATCAACAGAACAAACACGTTCTATGATGGTGGTTTCATTAATGAATACACCTCCCCCTCTAATGGTGCTACTGGCGACCATTTTCATATTTATATATAACTAATAAAACAACTATGTATTTTCCAAAGTCACAAATAACAACCAACCTTTCTACTAACGGGAAAGAATTTAAAATTATCGGAAGCGATAGATTTTATATTGGTTTTTATTTCTCTACATCTGATGGAAAATACTACACAGGCAAAACACCCCAAGATGGGGATAATTTACTTTTATCCAAAGATGAGAGTAGAGATGGTAATGAGGAATCACCAACTACTTTTAATGATAACATAACTCCAATCTCCACAGAAAAATTAAATTCCTTAAACAATCGTTCAACTTTACCTCCTTTTTTAAAATTAAAGAATCCCATCTCCCCCATACCACCTAAGGGAAATATAGTTTTCCCAACTGAAGGAGAATATGAGACTGGAGAATATCAAAGATATTTTTTAAAACACAATGTTAATAATAATTATTTAGAAGTTAACCAAACCACCTATAATAATTTCTTTAATCAAAATCCAATTGTACCATTTCAGTTATATACTACTATTAAAATAGATTGGATATTAGTAGGCAAACCAATAGAGGTTTATGATATTAACCGAAATATAGCTCTACTATATGAAAAGGAAAATAATATTAGAGGGTTTTCTAATTTCTTTAAAGGTAGGTATTTAAAATATTTCCGTCCTTTAAAAAACGAATACTATTCTACTAAAGGTAATGAATTAAAAACCCAAGATACTAATAAAAATTATGTTGGTTATTATCACGTTTTCCCAACTAGGGGGGTAATTATGGAAGGTAAATTTCATACGGCTTCACCACATCAAGTATTAATCCCATCTATAGGTGAAGAGATTATTGAACAAAATGTATTATCAAATGCTAGGGGGGAAGTAGGAACATCAATAAGAAAAAACATTGCAAGAGGGAGTGGATACTAGATAAATCATTCGTATATTGCAATAAAATGGTTATAAATGTATTGGTTAGTAGAAGACGAAGAGCAATTAAATGTTTTAATAAATAGTGGTTATAAAGAGGCTTTCATTGAAATAATCCCATATAATGATACTATTCACCCGGCACAAAATCTCACGAGTTTAGTGTATGTTAGACCAACTAACGCATCTAAAGGTTTTATGGTATGCATAACGCATAGTGAAACTTTAAATGCATTAAATACGCGTATAGACGAATTACTAGAAAAGTTTGAAGTGTTGTATTGTAGGGATAAAAAGGAAGTATTACATTATTTTCCAAATTATTACAAAGTTCTCTATGACATAAACCCACCACCTACTACGTATATACGACCTACAACAATAACCCATGAATTATATTATAGGCAACATAAGGATAACCCGGAGTTAAACCTAATTATACCGATTGTTAAACACTATGAATTGTGTGAGACCATTTTTGAGGATCTAAAAGCGAATATTAACAAAGAAAAAACAAAATATGATGAATTCTATAACAATAAAGTATCCTTGGTATTCAACTCTATCGAACGAATGGGAATACGAATACACAATGAAACCTTCGAAGAATATTTCCACCCCGTTAATGGTGAATACGTCTTCACTCAGTTCAACTTAAAAACAACAACAACAAGACCATCAAATAAATTTAAAAATGTAAACTATGCCGCACTTAATAAAGAAAATGGATGTAGAAAAAGTTTTATACCACGTAATAATAGGTTTATGGAAGTTGACATTAGCGCTTACCATCCTAGCTTGGCTGCTCGCCTCATTGGTTATGATTTTGCCGATATTGATATCCACGCTCATTTTGCTTCCCTATATAAGGTGGATTACAAAAAATCGAAAGAACTTACCTTCAAACAACTCTATGGGGGTGTATTTAAAAATTATAGACACCTGGAATTCTTTCAAGGAATTGAGAAATACGTAGGAGAACTATGGGGTAAATTTGAAAGTGAAGGTGAAATAACTTGCCCCATTTCTAATTTTGTGTATAAAAAAGAGAACCTGGGTGAAATGAATCCACAAAAACTCTTTAATTACTTGCTACAAAATTTGGAGACGTCAATGAATGTTCGTATATTATGGGATATATGTAGTATGTTAGTTGATAAAAAAACTAAATTGGTACTATATACTTATGATTCGTTTTTATTTGATTTAAGTGAGGAGGATGAATCTATAGAGAAGGAGATTAATATTATTTTTGAGAAATATAAACTAAACATAAAAACAATAGAAGGTTATGACTATGATTTTAAATAGAAGTCCGAATACGTATAATATGAATTATGATGTTACAACATCATTACAAAATATTAAAGATTTGGATAATAAATTGTTCTGTACATTTACAGACTTAGAGAGCTTAGATGGACTTATAGAGGAAATTAGAGCAAAATACACAATAATATATAACAAAATGTTTGTCCTCGAGATTGTGGGGAAAGATGAATATGTTATTACTTACAATGTAGACCAAGGAAATGTTTTCTCAATTCCTGAAAATACTATTTTAGTACATAGAAAAAAGGAGTCTAATACTCTTTATACTATAAATGCCCTAAATGAATTAATTAAAGGATTAAATGGGGGTGTTGTAGATACTAAATTCAGAGTTGATTGGCAACATTACAGAAATTGTATATTACTTACTCAACATAATTCATTAAACCAATTAAATACAAAAATTTACAAAATACTTGACGTATAACTTGGATACCCAAAATACGATTCGTATATTACGTTACATATAAACAGTTATAATTAAAAATAAGTTACATTATGGATTTAAATGAATTAAAATCGAAGCTAGAAGGGCTTCAATCAAAAAACACAAGTGGTCCTAAGACCGATTACTCAACTATTTACTGGCGACCAACAGTAGGGAAACAACAGATTAGAATTGTACCCTCAAAGTACAACCCATCAAACCCCTTTTCTGAATTAAAGATTTACTACGGTATTACTAATAAAGTGATGCTTTCACCTCTTAACTATGGTGAAAAAGATCCTATTGCTCTATTTGCTGCTAAGCTTAGAGAAGAGTATACTAAGGAAAATTACGTTATGGCTAAGAAATTAGACCCTAAAACACGTTATTTTGTTCCTGTAGTAGTACGTGGAGAAGAAGATAAAGGTACAAGATTGTGGCAATTTGGTAAACAAGTATATGAAGAATTACTTGCACTTGCTATTGACGATGAAATTGGAGATTATACCGATATTGTAAATGGTAGAGATCTTACAGTAGAAACAGTAGGACCAGAATCTACTGGTACCCCTTACAATAAATCATCAGTACGTGTTAGATTAAAAACATCAGCTTTGAGTGAAGATGCTTCCCAAGTAGAAACTTGGACTAATGAGCAACCAAACCCAAATGAGGGATTATTTAAGAAATTCACATTTGATGAAATTAAAACAGCTTTAGAAAAATGGTTATCACCAGAAGTAGAAGATAATGATGCTTCTGAACCTGTACCTGTAGCAACTGGTGCAGCAAATCCTAACTTTAGTTTAGATACTAGTAATGTCAAGAAGAATAAAGCAGATGCTTTCGATTCTATGTTTGAAAAAGAAGAAAATGAGGTAAAACATGATGATCTTCCTTTCTAAATATGGCAAAAAAAATATCCAAGTCTCTCTCGGCAGCAGTGTCTGCCGAGATTAAGAGCAAATTTGACCTTAATAAATTTAAAGCCTCTAAAGGTTTAGACAAAAACGTCAAATTTAAGGAACAAAAATGGATACCATTATCTCCTGCTTTCCAAGAAATTGCTGGAATACCTGGTATACCAATGGGGCATATTTCATTACTTAGAGGACATTCCGATACAGGTAAAACTACAGCACTATTAGAAGCAGCAGTTTCAGCACAAAAGATGGGTGTATTACCTGTTTTTATTATTACTGAGATGAAGTGGAATTGGGAACATGCAGCCCAAATGGGACTAGAAGTTAACCTTATTAAAGATAAAGATACAGGAGAAATTCTTGACTACGATGGTAATTTTATTTATGTTGATAGAGAAACAGTACACACTATTGAAGATGTAGCTGCCTTTATTATGGATTTACAAAATGAACAGAAAAAAGGTAATTTACCTTATGATTTAGCGTTCTTTTGGGATTCAATAGGTTCTATTCCTTGTGCAATGTCAGTTGAAAAACTGAAAAATAACAATGAATGGAATGCTGGAGCGATGTCAACACAATTTGGTAACACAGTAAACCAAAGTATTGTAATGTCTCGTAAGGAATCGGCTCCATATATCAATACCTTATGTTGTATTAATAAAGTTTGGACTGCTAAAGCAGAATCACCTATGGGTCAACCAAAGATGATGAACAAAGGTGGGATGGCTATGTGGTATGACGCAACACTTGTAGTTACATTTGGTAATATATCAAATGCTGGAACATCTAAAATTAAAGCAATTAAGGGTGGTAAGCAAGTTGAATGGGGTAAACGTACAAATTTACAAATTGATAAGAATCACGTTAATGGTATTCAGTCAAGAGGTAAAATCGTTATGACAAACCATGGGTTTATCCAAGATACAGATAAGGATAAAAATAACTATAAAAAAGAACATTCAGGTGAATGGTCTAAAATCTTAGGAGGGGGAACTTTCGAAATAGTAGAAGATCAAGAAGATGTAACTCCCGTTCTTTTCGACGAACAGGACGTTTAAATTAAAATCATGAAACAAAAAGAGTTATTTAAACTCTTGGATACTGTCCAAGAGCAAGGGGAAGATACTCCTCTAAAAAGACACGACAGAGTATTAATCTTAGATGGTTTAAATTTATTTTTTAGAAATTTTGCTATGATGAATATGGTTAATCCTGATGGAGTTCATATTGGTGGG